TATTTTTCCCAATCATTACTGGTACATAACTGTGACGAGGAATTGCCAGAAAATATTTACGATGAATTACAGTTTCGTCTTGCTGGTACGGACGGTCATTTCCACATGGTTTTCACGGCGACTTTAAATCAGAAGTTGTGGTGGCAGGCGATGGAGGGATCGGGCGAGGAGGAGAAGTTCCCCGATGCGTTTAAGCAGCAGATTTCGATGTACAATTGCCAGCGATATAGGAATGGATCCAAGGGTGCTTTTGATGATGAGCGAATCCGCAAGATAATTTCCCAATGCAAATCGGATAATGAGGTGAAGCGTCGAGTTTACGGGCGTTTTATTGCGGATACTGGCCGTAAGTATCCGGCTTTTGATCCGAGCCGTCATTTTGTGACTCCGTTCCCGATTGAGCCGGGGAAGTGGCATTTGTATGGTGGTGTTGATCCTGGCGGTGGCGGTGCTACGGGTCATCCTGCTGCGATGGGTATTATTGCGGTTCGTTCGGATTACCGCCTGGCTTATGTGGTTCGCGGTTTCCGAATGGATGGTGAGGACACGACTTCTGGTGATATTTTAAACAAGTTTCGTGAAATGCGCGGTAGTTGGACGTTACGAAATCAGTTTTACGACCAGGCTAGTAAAGATTTCCATATTGTTTCGTCTAGGGCTGGCGAGTCGTTTACAAAATCTGAAAAGAGCCACGAGCTGGGCGAGGATATTGTCAATACTTTATTTAAGAATGACATGTTGTTTATTTTCGATACTTCTGATTTGAGAAAATTGGGCCAGGAGTTGGTTACGCTGCGTACTGATATTGTGAAGCGCAAGGCGGCAGATGATTTTATTGATGGGGCGATCAGGTATCCATGTTGTGGGATCGGTTGGGACTGGACAGCGATAACGGGCGAGGAGAGTGAGGAGTCGAAAGAGGTGAAGGCCGCGTCTAGGAGGACTTTCACGGCGGAAGAATATGATGAATGGGTAGAAAAACAGCGAAGGGGTACGATTGATGCGGAGCGTGAAAAAAGGAACAACCCAGAAAGTCGAGATTCCGCCGCCTGGGATGCGGAGTGGAAGTTTTGGAACGAGCAGTATGGAAGTTGATGCGACGGGACTATGTGCTATTATAAGAGCATGTCAAAAAGCAAAAGTATCTAGCTTGAAATTTGGTGATGTTGAGGTTAACTTTGGTGGAGAACCAATTGTTAACAATGTTTCACAGGAAACATTCCAAATGCAGCGGCCTGAATTGGGCGAGGGTGACGTATCAATCGAATTGAGCGCCGATACCCAGTCTATGATGGAGGACGCCGAGTTGGCCGACATGATGATTTCCGACCCTGAGGGTTGGGAGACTTATAACGTCGATCGTCTCGTTCATAGAAATAGGGCTCCATTAAATGGAAATCGGTGAATTAAACGAAATTTACCAAAAGGCCGAATCGTCAGACCGCGAAGTATTCGCGGAAATGCGATCCAATATTTTGCTTGTCGCTGGCGATCATTATCAGAAGCGAGCTGACCGTTATTTTTCCCAAATCCGCGACAACCGAGACATCTCGGACACTCAAAAACTACGCTTAACGAAAAATCACGTCCAAAAGGTCACTCGTCACTATGAAACGCACTTGATGGAGTATGCGTCGGGTGTAGCGATCAAGCCGCAACGAGATAGCGAGATACAAGATCAGAAATCAGCGGAAATGAATCATTCTGTTTGGCAGGATGGCCGTAACCGCTGGCGCTTGAAGGATAAGGAACGGGAATGGATTGCTGATTACGTCAGAATCGGAGAAGTCGCTGTTTTAATCCGTTGGAATCCTGATATCGGCGAGATTGCCGGTTATGATCCGCTTTTGGATGAACAAACAGACGAGCCTTTGCTAGATGAGTTTGGCCAAATGATGCCTGATGAGGAATCGCCGGTTTTTTCTGGTGGATTTGAATTTGAGCGTTTGTATCCGTTCAATTTGTTGCGGGATCCAGCAGCTAAGAATATGCGCGAGTCTGAATTTCTAATCGTAAGGAAATTGGTTCCGAAAAAAGTAGCGAAATCCATGTACGCGAATGATCCGGATAAGTTAAAACTTTTGACGGATGAAAAAGGCGACGATTTTATAATTTTCGATGCGGTTAAGGGCGGATATGACAGAACATCAGACCAAGTTATGTTCAAGGAATATTATTATCGACCGAGCAAAGAATATCCAAAGGGAAGATTCTTTATCACCACATCTGCTGGAATACTTGAAGAAGGCGAGCTGCCATTCGGAGTATGGCCAATTATATGGCAAGGTTTTGATGAACATGCAACAGCGGCAAGAGCGCGGTCAATTGTTAAGCAAGCAAGACCTTACCAGGCGGAAATTAATAGGGCCGCATCTGCTCTCGGTATGCATCAAATTACGATCGGCGATGACAAGATTTTATATCAATCTGGAACAAAGCTTGCGCCGGGTGCTTTACTGCCTGGGGTTAGGGGTATTAGCTATCAGGGAGCCATGCCAACAATCTTGCCAGGACGAGACGGGTCGCAATTTACGGCCTACATCGACCAGCAAATAAACGAATTATATAATATTACCGACGTTATGGAATTAGGGGCGGAAAAAAATGCCCAATTCGACCCTTTAGCTTTGCTCTATCGTTCCGGTAAGCAAAGGCAGAATCTTTTTTATTACACTCAAAAATTTGAAATGTTTTTGATGGATGTATGCGAGACATTTTTGAAACTGGCCCGCGAATATTATTCTGACGAGATGGCTATTGTAGCCGTTGGCCGTAGCGAGATGGTTAATATGTCTGAATTCCGAAATTCAGAGCCATTAAGTTACAGGATAACTATTGAGCCACAAGACGACACACTGGAAACGAAATTTGGACGCCAGGTGTCTATGATGCATTTGTTGCAATATAGCGGCAAGAATATGGGTCGCGACGATATTGGCATGATCGCTAGGAATATGCCTTTCGCAAATACTGAAGAAATGTTCCAGGATTTTACTCTCGATTACGACAGTGCCAAAAATGTAATGTTGGCACTAGAGCGCGGCGAATTGCCTGATATAGATAAAGAAGATAATCCAGAATATATGATTAAGAAATTGTCTAATCGTATGAAACAACCGGATTATAAATTCTTGCATCCTCAGATCCAGCAGGCATACCAGCAGGCGAGAGGTGCGTATCATCAGCTATTTGCCCAGCAGATGGCTAAAGCGCAGCAAGCTAAAAACGAATTTATTCCTCAAGATGGACCAATGATTGCTTGCGATATGTACGTAGAATCAGACGATCCAGAAAAAGCGCCGAAGCGAGCACGGATTCCACAAAATGCGTTGAATTGGCTGGTCAAACAGCTTGAATTCCAATCCGGCCCGATTGACTCAATGAGTCAGCTTACAGGTGGGGCTTTATCCGGCCTTGCCGAAGCGTTGGCGCAACAACAACAGCCACAAGGGGGAGCCGGACAGCTACCCCCAGGTATGGGGATGCCAGGCCCGGCTCCCCAAGGACCGGCAATGCCAGGACCGGCAATGCCACAGGGAGGAATGATTCAATGAGTGAAGAATTAGAGAATGATCCGTTACCGGACAGTGACGAGATCGAAAGCGAAGTGTCGGACGAGACGGAAATCGAGTCTGATTTAGAGATGATGGATTCGCCGGAAAGCGATGAAGTCGAATCGAGTAATGAAGAATCTATTGAATCGGATGATGAGCCGGAAAGCCCATCAAAAGAAAAATATGATCCTGATTTTACTTATCGCGTTCTTGATGATGAATACGAGATGGATGATCGTATTAAGAAATACATCAAGTCGCCAGAGGACGAGGAATTGTTCCGTGATTTGTTGAGTCGAGCGGACGGCATTGATGGCGTTCGTCAGGATCGGCAGGTTTTACGTGATGATAATTTTCGTTTGATGGAAACGGAGAATACAAGGCAACAAGCCGTCCAGCAATTGCAGAATTTTGTCCAAAAAGGCGATTTAAAGCCATTTATGGATACCTGGGGTATTGACGATAATAAACTCGCTCAATACATGCAGCAGAGAATTCAATTGATGGAATTGCCTCCGGAACAAAGGGCAGCTTTTGAGGCTAACGAACAGGCCAGGCTGGAAAGTATGACTTTGCAGCAACAATACAGCCAACTACAACAGCAGAACTACCAACTACAAGTTAATCAGCTTTCGTCGGCGGTAGATCAGACGTTGAGTAGGCCAGAAATTTCTGAGCATGTTCGTAACTATGATTCTCAAAAGGGGCCTGGCGCTTTCCGCAGGGAAATAGCGGCTTTGGGCGACTATTATTATAAGCAAGGACGCGGGGTTGTTCCTCCGGAACAATTATCCAAGGAAGTGATTAATAAATGGTATAGCCAGCCAATTACTCCTGACCATGCAGCGCAAAATCATCGCGGCGCGGAAAGTCGCCGTCAAAAAGTCGTTGTTATGGATAAAAATAAGCCTACGTTGCCACGGGTTGTTGGTAGCGGGGCGTCTCCGGTAAAAACTGCGCCTAGGTCAATTAGCGATCTGCGTAAAATCTCTGCTGAGAGATACGGGGTATAAAAAAATTTAAAAGGAGTCAATTATGGCTAAGGGTACAAAACGAAATTTTCAGGATATGCTAAATGAGTATCTTCCCAACGAAATGTTGAAAGAAGAACTTATTATGCGTGATTATCTTATCCAGAATGTTCAAAAGGATAATGGATGGCACGGGGGGAAGTTAATTGTCCCTTTCAAGAAAAGCGGGGCTTCATCGGTTAGTTTTAACCAACTGACGCCGGTAGCAGATATTAACCAATCCCAGTATGTTCGCGGAAGTATCGATGATTATAGGGAAGTTTGGGGCAGCTTAATTTTCGATCAGCGCGATTTGCAGGAACATTCAGGTAAGATTTTAGAATCTACTTTCTTGCGTATTTTGCCTGATGAGCTAGAAGAATTTATGGATTACAAGAAAGAAGTTGTATCCATTCAATTCGGAACCGGCCCTGAATTTGCTAGTGTAGTCGCTGGTAATACCGTTCTTGCGAGTGGTGTTTTACAAGTTGATAAAATTGACCGATTCCAAATCGGACAAAAGTTTATGCTGGTAGAATCTGCTGGCGTTGAAGAAGAACAGTTCGTCACATCAATTAATATTGATGATGAAACTATAACGGTTTCATTGACTCCTGGTGGGCCTGCTAACGATTTGACTGCTGGTACTGTTTTCACGGCAGCAGCTAAAGCGTATCATCCGGGCGTTTCTGATGGAGCTGGTAACTTCAATACTTTCATTTCGTTTAAGCAGGCTTTTCTTTCTGCTGCGAACGGCGGGTCATCGACGCTTCATGGCGTTCAAAAAACATCTGCACCAATTCTTCAGGCTGTTAACATCCCAGGCAACTTGATTACTGCTACAAACATCTTGGATGCGTTGTTTGACGCATTTACAGAAGTTCGCAGACGTAGCAAGGGCCGCGCTACTGAGTACCTGATGAGCCTTAAGAATTACGGCTCGGTCATGAAACAATTAGAGCTTCAAAAAGGTGCTTACCGAGTCGTTGGCGATCCGAAAGAATCGTTATTCGGCTGGATGGAAATGCGGATCGCTAACGTCACAGGGCAGGTTGTAAAAATTGTCGGCATTCAGGAATGGGGCGATTCAGAAATTGCGTTGGTTGACTGGCGCTCGATTACGTTCCGCTCAAACGGCTACTTCAAGAAACGTATCTCCCCAGATGGCAGAGAATACTTTGAAGTGCGAAATCCGTCGGGATATCAATATGTTGTGGACTGTTCTCTGTTTGGCGAGATGGAATATAAGAAGCCTGGCCACTCAGCGATGATTCATTCAATTAATTATTAAGGAGGTGGCTCATGGCTGCATTGACTACACAGGCAGAAGTTGATGATTTAAGAAATTACTATTTTGTTCTTGAAGACGGTACGGATTGGCCTACCAACACGCTTTCTAGCGCGTTGGCTCAGGGCTACAAGGCGCGTGTTGCTTCTTTAGCTCAAAAGCTACAAGACGATTTAGTTGATTTGCTCGACACAGCAGATACAGCGATTTAATCCCGAAGGGGGCTTCTGCCCCCTTTTTTTCACATGGGGTTTTCCACAGTGGGAACATCTACAGGGTTAGCAACGCAGGGTTTAACGACTCAACGCAACGAGTTGTTTAAACAGTACAACATATATGACGTAAACAATCGGTTAGTGACAGTATATACGGCTGGCTACAATGCCATAACCGGAACGGGCTGTACTCGTGTAGACTATACGTACATAAATCCCACATCACCTCAGGTTGAGAAAATGCGCGAATCAAATGACGTATGGGATGCGTCCTACGACATCTAGGGGTAACGGATGTTTACACAACATCACCGGTATCTGATACATAATGGAAACCAACATCCGTATAGGCATAGCCTTACGGAGTTTTTATATTCGCATCCGTCCCTTCCTCCGGGCGAGGTCATAAACGTAGAGCAAGCCATTAATTGGCTCTTTGGTGTGATTTACCCCCAGACACAGGACGCCGTTGCTACGCCTGCGGCTTTGCCTCTGGCCGGGAACACTCTAAACGATTACCGGGTGGTTTTGGACGACGGCGACGGTAAAGCGGCATCCTACCGTTGGGAACAACGGGAAGGTGATGTTGCTCCGCTTTGGTATAAAATATACGATATGGATTGGGGCGAAGATTCTATCCTGTCCAATTTCCTCCTGAAAACCCAGGACGTTTATGTTTACCGATTTGGCGTTGACGATCTCGATGAAACCGGTACCCCTTTTGCGGGAGACTTGGCTGGTCAGCGGATTTATGGTGGTGCTACTGCTGGCACTCATCTCCTTCTTTACGCAAACTCAGGGGACGGAACCGGACCCAACACTGGATTTATTCAATTTGGCGATGATAGTCGGCCTCTTGTCGATAGTAGCGTTAGCCTCGGTACTGATCTTTATCGCTTTCTAAATTTCTTCACGGACGAAGCAAATGTTTCGACGATGCAAATACTGGGTGGGTCTATTATTGACTCAACCGGGTCGATTGATTTCTCGACGAACAATCTTAGCACTGACGGCACTGTATCTGTCGGCACTTTATTGCTCGCGGGAGGCTCTATAACCGATGGTTCTGGGCTGATAGATTTCGACGATGAGAACTTAACGACTACGGGAACGGTAACGGCGGATAACGTGCAGGCCCTTGGCTCTGCTAGTGCGTTTTTTAGCGGTACGACGATAGGAACCTTGACGCTTGGCGACGGTAGCATTGTCGATTCTGGCGGTCTGATAGATTTCGACGATGAGAATCTAACGACTACTGGTATCGGTACTTTTGGCCAAGTGGATGTAGATAATCTGAGCCTGGACGGCAATACATTTTCCAGCAGTGCTGGAAATATCATTGTCGTTCCTTTTGCCGACCTACTCGTAAATGCGAATACGTTCATTACTGGGGACCTCGATGTATCGGGCCAAGTGGTAATAGGACCAGCGGACGACCTAGAAATTACGGCGACAACTTTCATCTCTGAAAATGCTTTCACCTTTTCGACGATCGCTGGCGATATAAACATTGATCCGTTTACGGAAGTGGCTAATTTCGTAGCGACCGTTAAGCCGAATGTAGATGACACGTATGACCTTGGCCTACCGGCTACTCGTTGGCAGGATTTATTCCTGAGCGGCGTCATTGGCGACGGGACGAATACCACAGATATTTCGGTAATCATGTCGTTAAGAGATATTCTTGTAGGGGTAGGCGCTGGGGATTCGATTTTCTATGACGGAACAAAATTTGTATCGAGCGCTCCGGATACGGAGATAGATCATGGAGTTATTTCAGGGCTTGCTGATGACGATCACTTACAATATGCGCTTCTGGCAGGACGTAACGGGGGCCAGACCCTTATTGGCGACAGTGCTGCTAGTGGCAATCTTGTTCTTGAGTCTACATCAAATGCGACTAAGGGACATGTACGCTTTGCATCCAATCTTGTACCTAATGCTGACGCTACTTTTGACATCGGCACTTCTGGTTTGCGGGTTGGGGATTTATATATTGCTGGCCAGGGTATAGGTTTTAGGCTTGAGAATACCACGTCGGGCGGGTTGCCAGCGGCATCGGCTTCTAACGTAGGTCGAATTACTTGGGCCACCGATATAAACCAAATGTATGTGGACACTGGCGGGACGTGGAAAAAACTAACTTCAGATAAGCATGTAGTCCAGGACGCTGTAAATTGGGACGGTGTAAACACATCCCATCCTTACGACGTGTCTGCTGATGTTGATGACGCAAGGTTTGCTGTTTGGGATTTCTTAGACAATACGAATAGCTTTCGTAGTGTACAAGGCGCAGTGCTTACAAAAACCGCAACGACAGTGACGGTTACTTTTACGATACCACCGGCATCTGGAACTTATACGCTTGTAGGGGTGGCATAATGCGACTTAGCAGATTATTATTGGGATTGTTAATCACATGGCTTATTCCTTCTTTGTCCTGGGCCGATATACAGGTCCAGGGCTATTTAAATTCCGCAGCTCTCGAAAACCTAGCTGCCGATCCTACTTGCGTACCTGCAACGACATGTCCTGACGGTCGCATCTATTGGAACACGGTAGCGAGCGAACCGCGTATGTGGGACGGTGGCGCTTGGCAACAAGTTCTTATCGGGTCTAGCGTTGTTCCCGATCCACTTCTTTTGGGCAATGGTACTGCTTTAAACCCGACCTATAGCTTTTCTTTGGACACTGATACTGGGATGTATAACGCAGGTGCTAATGACATTGGTTTTAGTGCGGGCAATGAAACAAGGCTCACACTTTCAGATAGCGTGAGTTCTGGTGCTACTTTTTCAGACCCGAATAACGCGATGCGACTCCTCATTGATTCGGGTGTGGGTTCTTCATTCTTAAGGATACAAGCCAGCGATGGGGTAGGGACAAGTGATTCGGTAATAGAATTCGGCGATGCGGCAGATGGGGATTCTGGCCGTCTTTACTACGACCATTCTACTGATAATTTCAATTTTTATGCTGCTACGGAATTACTTGTATCAATTTCAGATGGGACAACAAATTTTAACAATACAAATGGTGCAAACACTTTAGTCGTAACCGGAAATCAGGGTGGAAGCATACTTCGTTTGGATGCTAACCACACAACTCCAGGTGCGGCAGATTCCATACTTGAGTTTGGTGATACCGCCGATAACGATGTAGGTCGAATATTTTACGACCATTCTGCGGATACAATGAGCCTTATAACTAGTGCTGCTACTAGAATGTCTATATCGAGTTCTCTCGTTACAATCAACCCGGCTCAAACTCAATTCCCCGTAGGTAGCGCAGGAACACCTTCGATATATTTTAATGGTGACACTCAAACGGGTTTATTCAGGAGCGGGACTGCCGTTAGGGTTTCTGCTGGTGGCTTGGAAAGATTTGCATTCGGATCTAGTCGGAATTTATTTATTGAACCGATGCACGGTCCAAACGGAGATGTGGTATCTCCTACGTATTCCTTTAATCTTTCCCAAGATAGCGGTTTAGCCCTACCATCAGGGGGTGGCATAGCACTGTATTTCGGTGGAGCAACTACGTTTTTCGGGACGGCTAACGATACCTTTCTTAAATTTGATGCCTCTACCTTTGCCACCACTGTTTGCGCCAATGCTAGTTCTGGGCTTGTTTCGGTAGATAACTGTTCGTCATCCATACGGTATAAAAAAGACGTTGTGGACATACCAGATTCTGAGTCGGAAAAAGTATGGGATTTGCGGCCAGTTCGGTATACATGGAAGGAATCGAACGAGATGAACTATGGCTTTGTTGCAGAAGAGGTTCACGAGAAAATTCCACTTCTTACCTACTATGCAACAGAGGGCAAAGAGGATGGGACCTTGGAAATAAAAAAAGACGCTGAAGGAAACAACTTAATTGAAGGTGTCCATTACACGCACATGACAGCGTTATTGCTAGCTGAAATGAAAAAGTTAAGAACTAGAATCGAACAATTGGAGGCAGAAAAATAATGGCACTACAAAAAACGGTAACATCGGGGCAAGGCGTAAGCGCAGACTATCACCGAATCTCTGACATAAAATTCTATCTGTCAGATGATTCAAATCCGAGGGTATTTATCGAACTAGCCCTGTATAAAGACGCAGCGGCTAGGTCAGGGGGAAGTTCCCCTTTAGAAAACACTCAAAATATAGTCGAAGGCGCAGATTACACATCATACTTCGCACCCGCTGTTCTTGACGTGGTGAACCAAAACCCACTTGAGCGCGCCTACGTTTACCTGAAAACCTTGACGAATCCAGTAGACTTTACCACTGGAACAACGGACGTTTAATGCCAGAATTGCGTATAAATGATTTTACGGGTGGTGAAACTGACAGTTACCGAGATGGTAACCCTAAGTTTTGCCAACGTGCGTTTAATATGTATTTTACCGACCAAAAGGGGATGCGCCCAAGGGAGGGTTTCGGCCCATTAGGCCCGTCTGACCAGAGGCCCTTTGGGTCGCAAAGAATAGATAAAGTGTGGCACCATCGCATAAGCAGGCAAACTCTGAGCGGTTCCTTTAACCGGGCTAGGACTTTTGAGACTTTTATATCAAGCAATCGAGCGGTAAGAAGGAACGACCAGGAAAACCCAGGATGGGAAGTAGTAGAGACGACGACTGGGGAGAACAGGGCGCAATTTGTCACCCGGTATCAGGGAAATTACGTGAGATTAAATCAGAACGAATTTATTCTGATTTCTTCACTCTATTACCCATTAAAATTTTACAGGGAATCCTCGGTGGGTGAATGGAAGTACGTTTCTTTGGGTCTGCCTAAGTATAGGCTCAATCTTAGTTCTACGTACAACCCAGGCGGGAATAATTGGACTTACGCTCTTGTTTTAAAGGCTGATTATAATCTATATGACCAGGGCATATCTCTAAGCATAGACAAGATAGTACGGAGTGCTCCTGTATTCTATGAGGCATTAAGTAATGACGGTATCGTACAGATAAATATACCGACCTTTAGCAATGCCACTTTGGCAAATTACACAGACAACCAATCCAGAATTGTGAGTGGCGAAGCTTTTTTCGATTATTCAAATATAGTCTGGGAAATATACCGCACCGTAGATGATGGTAATATTTTCTTTAAAATAGGAGAAGCCGCTACGAATGGCGGTACTCCTACTTACTTAGATAATGATTTAGATTCTGCGATTGTGTCGGGCGAACTTCTATACACGACAGGCGGCGTACAGCCGAATGAAATGGTTAATTCCAGGATAGAGTATGCGACCTTTGCCAACGACACACTTTGGCTGGCGAGTACGGCAGCAGTTTGGCAAGCAAAAGTTGGGATACCGGACGCTAACCCAGGCTCATTTAATATGACCATTCGAGAAGGCGAGTACGTTACTGGCATTGAAACGCTGGATATTTACCCGATACTTTTCACAGATAAGGGCGTGTACCGAATTGAGGGAATCGTAGATGATTCTGGAAACGGAACTCATAGACTGAGGACGGTTTCTGAGGAATACGGCGCTCTCTCTAATAAAACGACTATCAAGGCGAATAACAAAATCCTATTCCTGTCCACTGATGGGATATACGAAACAAACGGATTCACAGCTAGGAAGGTCACTGGACACTATGACGAGAGATATCTTGACCTTGTAGATGTTCGTGCTCTTGACGAGTCAAACGTAGAGCTATACGGGTACGCTATTGCCGATGCCTGCTACGACGAAAAGAATCAAAGGGCGCATTGGTTCTTCCCCAATGAGGGTGGTAAGTATCTGAGAAAGGTTTTAACCCTACACCTCAACTATCCGCACGAAGAAGGCTACGCGATAACTTCGGGCTCTGTCAGCCACGACGTAACTTCTGTATCGGCGATCGACGGGGACATATATTTCACCTCCTTAGACGGTTCTGTACTGAAGCAAGATTCAAACAGAACTTATGATTTCCCTATTTCCGCTGGCGGGGCCAATGTCCCTATAGCTTGGAATTGGTATTCGTCTGTGATGTCTTTTGGAACATCTATGAAAAGGAAATGGTTCACCCGTTTGCTCTTGGGGGTTAAGCCTCTTATCGGTTCGACTTTCTCCTTTTCCATAGCAAGCGCGAGAGATGAAAGTGATGATTTCCGTCTCTTGAATCCCGTAGATGAAACCGGCATAACTTCAAAAATTAAATTCCTGAAGCGTTGGTTTACAAAAGGGACATTACGTTCCTCGACTCGCCAGTTATATATTTCAGGAGATACGGCGAATACAGCCCAGCGTCCTGAGATCAGTGAAATTACGATCATGTTCAATGCCCCTGGCGAAGGCCACACAGAGAGCGGGGTGGAGCCGTGACCGAGCCGAAAGTAGAATTTTTTCTCCGTGAAATAAATGACCGTCCTACGCAAGAGCAATTTGAGCAATTAAGAGCGTGGCACGAGTTCAGAGAAGATAATGCGTACCCATCTGTAAAAACTTTTACGGGTACGCTAGGGCACCAAGAAGAAAGGTATCTGTACGTGGATGGATTCGTATACGGGTATAGCGGCATGACTCAAAATCAGAGTTTGTCATACTGGGCTCCTATGCTTTATTCCGTAGCATTTCCTTCCGGGCAGTGTTTTTTCGCTTTAGAGCAGGATAATGAATTTGGAAACTACGTTAAAATACGCTGCCAAAATGTCAGTAACACTAAGTCGCTAGGCTACCGCGTAACGCTGTTCTATAGGGGAGCTTAAATTGGCCATTACCAAGCAATATTGGACAGCCCAAAACATCTTGGATCGCGTAAAAGATGAGTTGGACCTAACCGAAGAAACTTTCGTAGATGACGAGGAATTGATTCGCTACTGCAATGCGGCAATCGACCGGGCAGAGCAAAAGATTATTGGCATACACAAGGATTATTTCTTATCTAGCGAGAGTCTTTTGACGCTCACTTATAGTAACTTAGATATTGGACCTGTTGAAATAACCGGACTCGATCCAAACGATGTGGTTCTTTTCGGCGGGCCATGGCCTTCCGATGTTCTGGCAGGGGATGAGATATCACTTCAGTCTGAGTCGTACGACACTTGGTATACGATCTTAAGTGTATCCGGGGACACGTTGGTAATTGACGGCGACCCATCCGTAGGCGCTGGTCAGGGTTTTCAAATCCGCCACAGAGGTTTAACTTCAGGCCAAAGAAGATACACCCTTCCGCCAAATATATACGCGCATAAGATTCGCCGTGTCGTGTATGCGAACGGAAGCAGGGTTTATAAAATTACGCGCCTACAGGACTGGAAAAAATTCGAGATTAAAGCGATCTCAGATATAAATAGCGGTTCGGGCTGCTATGAGTATTTCCTGACAAATGACACCCCAGGACAGCCGGAAATGCTATTTGTACCTTCCCCTTCGGAAACCGGGGATTCGGTGACTGTATGGTACATAAGACAGGCAAACCGCTTTGTTTTCCCTGTTGCCGATCCAAACAATATCTTAGACATCCCGGAAGCGTTCAATTACGTGGTAGAATTTGTCAAGATGAAATGCGATATTAAAGAAAAGCGTTTACACGGCCAGGTACAAAGCGGTGACTATCCTGAGGTGTTACTTGAAATGAATGAAATGATCGGCGTTCTGCAAGAGATTGTACCAGACGCCGAGAATCTAATAGAGCCTGATTTTTCAGCTTACGAGGAGCATAGTTAAAAATGGGAATAGAAATTCCAAACTTGGCGTCTCAATGGAATAGAAAAGAGGGACTCTTTGCTGGTCCTGGTAACGGCGGCGGCGGCGGCAGCAGCGGCAGCAATAGTAATGGTTATTCCTTTGATCCCACCATGGTTAACAATAACCTTAATACTGGATACCTAGATCAACTTAGGGGTATGGCTTCTGAGGATCCGATGAGCGGCCAATGGATGCAAGGACAAATGGAAGCCGAGCGCATTAGGCAGGCCGGTGATTTGGACGCATTGCAAAGCCAAGGCGCTTCTTCGCTGGCTACGCAGCAGGGACAAATGGCTATGCGCGGCGGGCTTACGTCGGGCGCGACGGAAAGACTGGGATCCCAGAATATGATGGCTGCGTTACAAGGGCGATCGAATTTAGCTAGGGGAGCCGCAGGTCGGGAGGCGCAGTTAAGATCATACGGCGATCAACGCCAGAGAGATCTTGTAGGGCAGTTAGGGCAGGCTGAATTAGGGGCCGCAGGTTATGGGTCAAGAATAGATCAATACAATGCTGCGGCCAAGGATCAGGCGGCAAGGGATGCGATGATGTCACAAGCCATAGCAAGCCAAGGCGCTGGTCAGGGGGGTGACGGTTCGCCATGGGGTAGTATGATGAGCGGATTACCAGGCGGCGATTTTCTTACTCAAGATATTGGCGGCACTGGGATACAGGCTGGCGATCTAATGGGCGGACCTGTTTATACTCAGGGAAGATCTATAGTAAACGGATTAGGCGGCGGCGGCGGCGGCGGCGGGGGGTGGTTTTAATATGGCTATACCAGCATTTTTACCGGCAGCATTGGGAGCTGGATTAGGAATAATCCGATATGGTCAAGAACAAAAAGAGTATGGGCCAAGAAAGGATATGTATGCGCGTATGGCGGCGGCTGGGCGCACACCTCCTAATATGGGTGTTATGAATACTCCGTCCATAATCGGTAATATTACCTCCGGTGCTATGGGAGGTATGGGACTTGGCGAACAATTAGGGATGACTAACGTAGGCCAGGCAGCTAACCAATGGTGGGATGGGTTGGGCGGACAGAAAAGCCCTAATCACTATGGAGATTCCACTGGCTGGACATCGGCAGAATATAGCGATCCGTATGTAAATGACGAATTTGTAGGTCCTCCTACCAGAGCTGATTATTATGAGGAACATCCTTATATGCGCGGCTCAAATGCTAATAATACAAACTCTAAAAACCGATCATCTCCATACGAGGCAATGATGACAGGCGGGTATTAAAATGTCTGACGCTATGCAATATCTGAGAGATTTTTATTCCGCTCCGTTTCAATCCGGCCAGCCTGCAAAGCTATTGCCAGAAATTCCTGGTCCTGCTGCTGGTCCTGCTGCTGGTCCTGCTGCTGGTCCTGCTGCTGGTCCTGCTGCTGGTCCTGCTGCTGGTCCTGCTGCTGATGGTCGTTATTCATCTAATATTGAAACGAGCAAATTATCAGAACAGGCGAAAGAGATAGGGGTTATATCTCCGGAGCAATATATAGATTTCACAGTTAGGGCGGAGCAATTCCAGCCATTAAAAGAACAAAAGCAGGGCGTACAAAACTTAAAAGGTGCTTTGGCTCAGTTTTTATCAAAACCACCTCAAACAGATTTAACTCCGTTAATGAAATTTACGGATTGGTTTAATCGCGGTCAGTACAACATATCGGATATGTACAAGCCATCTATGACCAAAAAAGAATGGATGGATTTTGGTTTGAGGCTTAAAGAAGCGGCTTCAAAAGAACAAAATAACTACGTTAAAAATTACAATGATTTCTTCAAGAATCAATTTAGAAATATATATTCTTCCGGAGAGGTAACGGGGAAAACAAATACCACGGGGCTTAGTAAGCCAGGTGGTGGTGGTGGTGGAGATAAAAATCTTTCTCAGACTTCTGCCCAAGACATTGGCGATATCGACACAGCAATAGAATTGGTAGAGAGACTTTCAGGCGACTATGATTCTTTTAATCCTCTAAGCCCTTCTGATAGAGCAAGCTATGATGCAAGGCTTCTACCTACATTGCAAGCGGTTGGTACTATTTTAGAAGGCGGAAAGCTTGCCGCTGGTGATGAGATAAAATATAGAAAAATGTTTCCCAATCTTAGTTCTGATAAAATTTATGGAGATCCAAAAAAGAAACTATCAGAGATAATTTATCTACTTAAAACAACAAAGGAAAAAAGGATAAAATCGTTAGGCTCAAGCGGTTACAAAGTGCCATCTAATACCCCGGTAAATTCGGAACCGAAAACCACAGGCGATGGCTTAACTCCTGAAGAAATGAAAGCATTGGGCATATAGATGGATATTGAAGCTGCTAAGAAAGCTTGGCCAAGGATGAACGCGACTCAACGAAAGATATTCGTCGAGAGAATGCGCGATCTACCTAAACAGGATCCAACTTGGCAAGATTGGCTTCGCAATAGGCCGATTGATGAGTTAAGAGATATTAGTAAATTAGTGGTGCCCACAAAAGAATTACCATTAGACGCTGAAGGCAGGATGTTTGTTAAAAACTTCTCGAATAATCCAGAGGCTTCTATAAAAGAGTTGAAAAAACTCAATCCGGATATTGAAGATATAAGTTGGCGTAACGGAAGAATTCAGGGGCGAAAAAAAGGTGAGGATTTTTATCGTGTTTTAGACCCTGCTTTTGGCGAGTGGTCAGACACTTTAAGCGATGTTGGTGATGTCTTGTATGACGCCGTTGATACGGCGGTCACAACGGCAGCGGGAGCGGCTGGTTTTTTTGGCGGTGGACCGGTAGGCGCGGCGGCAAGCGGCGGAGCTGTTAGTGCTGGCATGGAGGCGTTACGCCAAGGGCTTGGTAAATATTTTGGATTAGATCAAGAAATGGATACTCAAAGGATCGGACGCGCTGGGTTACTTGGTATGGTCCCTGCTGTAGGCGGATCCGTTGGTCGCGCGACCGGGAAGGCCGCTATTGGTACGGCCCAAATTGCAGGACCGGCTATAGAAAAAGCGGGTAAGGTAATTGATTATATTCCTTTTAATACTCTCGTCATGCCGAAATCCGCTGAAATAGCGTCATATCTTGCTAAAAAAATTACTCCCAAAGAAGAATTTAGAAAGAATGCTGCGGGTGTAATTATGGAAACTATAGATACAAGGAATCCATGGTCTAAAATGCTGACTAATCCATATCTTACTAAGGGTGCTTTTCCAGCTATTTATCATGGTGCAACAAGTCAAGAGCCGACGTTAGAAGATATAACCGGAGGAGGCTCAGTAGGGCCAGCCCCAAGAATGAGGTAATTTTTTTATGTATGAATCACATTACGGAAAAGGCATGAAGAAATCAGATGAGGAATATATCATTCCCGGTTCCCCTGACGCTCGTAAAAAAGCCTATACCAAGGATATGTACGACGACATGCAGGGGTTGTCTGGTTATGGTAAGAAGGTTTCTACTAAAAAGAACCGTACCGGCACTGGTGAACCAAATACAGGGATCCAGGGCAGCGCAACCCGCTCGAAATCTGGCAATACCCAGGACAGGTCAGAGAAGGCCAAGGGAACGGGCCGTACCCACAGGTCATCTTATAGTAGCGCGAATCTTGATAACTCGCCTACCCCATCCGACGAATACGATTATGGCAAGGGCCGCATGAAAAAAGGCGATCAGCGAAAGCGTATTAAGGAGCAAGGGAAATGATGATGCCACAACAGTCTCCATGGACTTTTGTCCAAGGTCCTCATGATAGATTCCCCAGGACGCAAGGCATTGGTGACATGCAGGGCGTCGAGAGAATTTTGGACCAGCTAAATTCGCAAAAGACTGAGTTAGATTTTCAAAAAGATGTAGCTACATACGAGCGCAAAAAAATTGGTCAAGCTGAAAATCAAATGAAGAAACTTATGGAGATGTTAAAAGGTGCCTAACCCATACGAGCAAATAATTTTAGGCGGCTATAAGGGTGGATACGGGGGACGTAACTCCTTCAATCCATGGGTCTATATGGATCCAGAACAGATGAAGATAGCCGAAGAAAATATGATGTCTGCTGGTTACGAGCAAAACCCCGGTGCTATGGGGCCTCCGGTTAGGCTCGGATCGTCTCAGGATTCCATGGATCCTATATCTGAACGCAAGTATCAGGATTGGATAAAATCAGGGAACCAATGGGTTGGTGAAAACGTAGTGAATCCGATGGGAGCCGCTGGTTATCCGAATATGGGAGCCGGTTTTGGCGCTGCTTTATCTACTGGCTTGGACCTGATTCCTGGTCCCGAAGGCTTCGGCTTCGGGATGGCTGGCGGCGGCGGCGGCAAGAAAATCGAAAGCATTTTCGATTATATGAATCCGGAGGCTAGAAAAGCCGCTGAAGAAGCCATGGCAAAACAGAGGGAAATGATGGGCGGATCCGAATCGGCGGGGCCGATAGACCCATACGCTACGGATTCTGGGAATCCCTACGAGGGATTAAAGAAATATGACGAGATGGAAAATAGAGTCATAGACCCGGATACCGGTTTGCCGATGGAAAGGCGAGCGCCTGATAGCCCGTTTCGTGAATCGAACGAATTAGTAGATAAAATCGCCGCAGAGAAAAAAGTCCCGAAGTCAGAGAGTGAAGATCTCGATACATTCATGGAGTCCCTAAGCCCAGACGCTGGGTATGAAGATGACTGGTGGTATAAATTCGATCAAGATAACAACTATGAAATTCATGATTCTTGGGAGCGAGATTGGCTTGATGATAATTACAACCATAACGAAGTCCCAACAGAATACGATAGAGCGCAGGGCCAAATAGATGCGTTTGATTACTATGCGTCAGATATAATTGATAAAATCAAAGACGACATCTCGGAGCGCATAGACCAAGACAATTTACCTCAGAGATTCAGGATAAAGCACGCCAACCAAAACGCTGAAGACGCTGAGATACTTAGGCGTTGGGAAGATAACGAATCGACCGATAAAGATGAAGATGTAGTTAATGAATGGCTAGATGACTGGGCTCAAGAAGAAGCTGAAAATGCTTTCGAGGCACACCAGGATAATATGAAAAAGTACCGCGATGAGTTGGGCGATAGTGGTGATGAGGAAATAGATTGGCATTGGATTGATGACAATGAACGATATGATTTCTCTATGGCCGACTACGGAGACGAGCGAATCTTTGGTGATGTGACACGCCGCCGTCGCTACGAATCTGAATACAAGGGTGAAAAGGAAATAATCGCGAAAGAAACTGACGAAAGAACCTCCGATTCTATTTTTAATGAAATCTATGATAATTTTCAAGAGCCGTTGAGAGGCCAAAACACAAAAGAATGGTGGGAAAATTCATTTTTCGATGACGGGCTTAAAGAGCAAATAATCGACGACATGGTAGATCCCGTTCCTGGGAGAGGTAAGCCGTTAGATCAGTGGGACGAAAAATATCTGAAAGATTACCTCAGGGAAGTGGCTGACGATATGGACCAGAATGCCTATGATGATTTGATTTATCATCTTAATGGCAGGGTCGGAGCGCAAGATACGCTTAAAAATAACAAAAAGGTGAGGGAACAAGTCGATGTGGCGCTTGATAATATCGCCGACATGAGAAAACGATCACTCGAAAAAGCACTAGATAACGAGGACATTAAGGGTATTTTAGATGATCTAAAGAAAGAGGCAAAGGAGTTGCAACCATGAAAAAAGCAGACGTAAAGAAAAAGAAAAAAGCTAAGAAAAAATTTAAAACGGTTGAGGAACTTAGGGCGTACAGTAAAGAAATGGATAAGAAAAATGTTTAAACCCTTCGGTAAAAACTACAGCTATACAGAGGAAGAACTCGACGAAATGGGCGAGATTATCCTCACGGCTGAAGACATTAAAGCCGACGACAAACTCTTCCGATTGGTCCAGCAACACCTCAAAGAAAAAAGTGGTAAGATTACTAAAATCCAAGACCTCCGGGACCTCTCCAATGAGGGCGATTCTGCAAGGAAAGTCCAGTGACCATAACCGGCGCAGCACATGTAGACATTTTGCGGAGGGGCGATCCTGTCCAGCAATTAAAAGAAGACACGTCCGACGTGACTTGCATCTACATCGGCATGACTCCGAAAATGGCTACCGGCATCAACGAGCCGAAGTGGCAGATTAAGCGCGTCGAAAATAAAGACGGCGTGGTAACGACTCTGTTTGCCAATGACGCCAAGTACAATGCCGTGTGGAACCTACGGGCTTCTTACTTCCCTCCTTGCGAGGGCAATACCCCTATTGCGGGCGTTACCGACACCAACGTAGTTACAACGCCTACGATCGCTTGGATAGATTTCCTCGCACAAAATGTCGAATACAGCTACGCCATGCCCGCAGGTACGAAAAGGTTCCTACTGCAAAATGTAGGAAGCCGTGAAATCCAAGCTGCCTATGCGGCGGGAGATTCTGGCATTGCGGGAAATTGGTATCCGATCGGAGCCTCCACGTCCCATTTCGAGGAAGAAATCGGGGCGGATCAAACTATTTATACCCGAATTACCAGCAACATAGCAGGCATCCAGCGGCTTATCATCTTAAGCTGGAAGTAAATACTCCGATACCAGACCGTATAAACTACTTATAATGAGGTATCTGAAATGGGCGTAACATCTAGGTTAATCTATGATCCAACCGATGCGGACTCACGCGCTGCTAGTTCTCGCGTAGGTGCACTAGTCCTAACCGGCATCGACGCAACCCCTATCGGC